TTCACCGCACCTGCTGCAACTGCGTAACAGCAACGGCGGCCTCCGGGCTGCCTTTCCGGGAGTTACATATGAAACTGCTTTTGATTAAACCGAACTACTTCGGCGGCACTGTTGTTTCTGAAGGCAATACCATTGAGACCACAGAACAGCACGGTCGCGAGCTTATTAAGCTGGGCTATGCCAGTGAGGTGGATGACAGCGCAGCGGAGAAATCGGCAGCTGAGGCGAAGGAAAAAGCCGAAGCGCTTGCGAAAGCTGAAGAAGAGGCCAAAGCAAAGGCCGCTACTGAAGCACAGGAAAAAGCGGACGCTGAAGCCAGCGCGAAAGCGGCAACTGAGGCGAAGGAAAAAGCCAAAAAATAAGGCGCTGTCATGCTGCTGACACTTGAAGAAATTAAACAGCAGTGCCGACTGGAGAGCGACTTCACGGAAGAAGATCGGCTGCTTGAGCTTTTTGCACTGGCAGCTGAGGCAAAGGCGGTGACCTACCTCAATCGCAATCTGTATAAAACGGTGGCAGATATTGCACCGCTTGATACCGATGGCATGGTCATCACCGAAGATATCCGGCTTGCGCTGCTGATGCTGGTCAGTCACTGGTATGAGCATCGCAGCTCGGTGTCAGAGCTGGAGATGACGGAGACGCCGCAGGCGTTTGAGTTCCTACTCTATTCGCGGCGTCTGCCGGTGTCGGGGTATTAGCATGCAGCGACGCTCATCAAACACCAGTGCCGTTTACACGCTGCCCGATCCCGGCGAGCTGAATAAGCGCATCCACCTGCGCCAGCGCATCGACCAGCCAGCAGATGATGGTGGCACTGACTCGGTCTATCAGAATGAAAAGGACGTCTGGGCGAGGGTCCGGCAGGTAGGTGCTACCACCTATCATGAATCCGTTCAGGCTGACGACACCATAACCCACTACATGACCATCCGTTATCTACGGAGCATCACTTCAGATTTTGAGGTGGTTTACAACGGTTATGTATATCGCGTTAAGCGCCTGCGCGACCTCAACTCAGCAGGACGTTACCTGCTGCTGGAGTGCGAGGAATTGAGGGCTGTGAACAGCGACGGAGATATGTATGGCTAAGCCGCTTCTGCACGTTGATTTTCAGCAGCCCAAGGATCTCGTTTTTAACCGGGCCAAAATGCGCCGCGCCTTCATTCAGATTGGTCAGGTTCACATGCGTGATGCCAGGCGTCTGGTCATGCGTCGTGGTCGTTCCGCTCCGGGTGAGTATCCGGGATTCAGGACCGGCAGGCTGGCGCGGTCAATCGGCTATTACGTTCCCCGTGCATCAAAAAGCCGTCCGGGCCTGATGGTGCGCATCGCGCCAAACCAGAAGCGGGGTGAAGGAAACCGTCTCATTGATGGCGACTTTTACCCGGCCTTCCTGTTCTTTGGTGTGAAGCGTGGAGCTAAGCGTAAAAAGAGTCACCACAAAGGCAAGTCCGGCGGTAATGGCTGGCGCGTTGCCCCGCGTAAAAACTATATGACCGAGGTGCTGGAGGCGCGCAAAACATGGACGCGCTATGTGCTGACCCGTGCGCTGCGTACCTCCCTGCGTCCTGAAAGGAAAAAGAAATGAAGCTATCACTTGTGATCGCCGCACTCCGGGCGCGATGTCCGATGTTCGCGGGAAACGTGGCCGGGGCGGCTGAATTTAAAGCCATTCCCGCAACCGGAAAAATGCGGCTGCCGGCGGCGTATGTGGTGCCGACAGAAGACGTCACAGCTGAGCAGAAGTCCCTGACTGACTACTGGCAGAACGTCACCGAAGGATTTGCTGTGGTAGTGGTGCTGGACAATACGCGCGATGAGCGCGGTCAGGCAGCCGGATATGACGCCGTGCATGATGTCCGGCAGCAAATCTGGAAGGCGCTGCTGGGCTGGGAACCTGACGCCGACGCTGGACCGGTGGCGTATTCCGGCGGGCAGCTTCTGGACATGGACCGGGGCCGCCTCTATTACCAATTTGAATTCATGCTGACGCGGGAAATCACCGAAGAGGACACGCGCCAGCAGGATGATCTTGATGCCCTGGATGAGCTAAAAACGGTCGAAATCGACGTTGACTACATCGATCCGGGCAACGGGCCTGACGGCATCATTGAGCACCACACCAAAATCAACCTCAGCGAGTAAATCATGCAACTCAGACCCAAACGCGGGCGGTCAGTCCCTGACCCTGTCCGGGGCGATCTGCTGCCTTCAGAAGGCCGGAACGTCGAAGAGAGCAGCTACTGGCACCGCCGCATTGCGGATGGTGATGTCGAAGAAGTCAGTGCGGAAGAAGAAAAGCCCGCAGCTGACGCAAAGAAAAAGGGCGGTGAATAATGTCACTCTCGTTCCCCAATATTCCGTCAGACCTCCGTGTGCCGTTGTTCTGGGCGGAGATGGACAACAGCGAAGCGAACACCACGCAAGATAGCGGCCCATCGCTGCTGATTGGCTTTGCCTCTGCCGACAGCTCCATCGTTAAAAATAAGCTCACCATCACGCCGTCAGCGGCACTGGCGGGCAAGGTTGCAGGTCGTGGCAGCCAGTTAGCCCGTATGGTGGCGCGCTATCGTGCAGTTGATCCATTTGGTGAGCTGTGGGTTATCGCGGTAACTGAGCCTGATGGCGAGACCGCCAAAGGGACTGTGACGCTAACCGGCAACGCACAGGCGTCAGGTTCGCTGAGCCTTTATATTGGTGCGGTACGCGTTCAGGCCGCTGTGGTAACCGGCGATGCCCCTGCAGCAGTGGCCGCCACACTTGCAGCCGCAATTAACGCTGACGCAGACCTTCCCGTGACAGCAGCAGCAGCAGCTGGTGTGGTGACGCTCACTGCCCGCCACAAGGGGCTTACCGGTAACAGCATTCCTCTGGCGCTGAACTACTACGGCACCGTAGGGAGCGAAACCACGCCTGACGGGGTTAATGCAGTGATTGCTGCGATGGCAGGCGGTGCGGGCTCACCGTCACTGACCGCAACCGTGGCCGCGATGGGCGATGAGCCGTTTGACTTCATCGGCACGCCGTTCAGTGATTCCGCCTCGCTGGCGACGCTGGCGCTGGAAATGAACGATTCGTCCGGGCGATGGGGCTATGCACGACAGCTTTACGGTCACGTCTACACGGCAAAAGTCGGCACGCTCTCCGACCTGGTGGCCTTCGGCGACACCATGAACAACCAGCATATTACCGTTGCCGGTTATGAGCCTGCTGTTCAGACAGCAGCAGATGAGCTGGTCGCGTTGCGTACCGCCCGTAACGCGGTATTTATCCGCAATGACCCGGCCCGACCAACCCAGACCGGTGAGCTGACCGGCGCATTACCGGCACCGGCAGGCAGCCGCTTGACCCTGACCGAGCAACAGTCGCTGCTGAAGCACGGTATTGCGACGGCCTACGCTGAGAGCGGCGTGCTGCGTATTCAGCGCGACATCACCACCTATCAGAAAAATGCCTATGGCGTGGCGGACAACAGCTACCTGGACAGCGAAACGTTGCATACCAGCGCCTATGTTATCCGGCAGCTGAAAAGCATCATCACCAGTAAGTATCCGCGCCATAAGCTCGCAAATGATGGTACCCGCTTTGGTCCGGGTCAGGCCATCGTAACGCCTGCAGTGCTGAAAGGTGAGATGTGCGCCAGCTATCGCACGATGGAGCGGGCGGGCATTGTGGAGAACTTTGATCTCTTCAAGGAGCATCTGGTGGTGGAGCGCAACGTCAGCGACCCGACCCGCGTAGATGTCCTGTTCCCGCCGGATTACGTCAACCAGTTGCGCGTCTTCGCGCTGCTTAATCAGTTCCGTCTGCAATACAGCGAGGAGACCGCGTAATGGCAAAGATTGCGGGTACAGCATACGTCAAGGTGGACGGCCAGCAGCTGTCGCTGACCGGCGGCATTGAGGTGCCGATGAACACCAAAGTGCGTGATGACGTGATCGGCCTGGCCGGTGATGTGGATTACAAAGAGACACACCGCGCGCCTTACGTCAAAGGCACTTTTAAAGTCCCGAAGGCATTTCCGGTTACCAAACTGATGGATTCCGATCAGATGACCATCACTGCCGAACTGGCTAACGGCATGGTTTACGTGCTGTCCGAAGCGTTCCAGTTCGGTGAAGCTAACCACAATGCGGAAGAGGGTACGGTAGACCTCGAATTCCACGGCTCAGAAGGATTTTATCAGTGAGTGAACTTAAGCTTTCAAAACCTATCACGGCACATGGTGAAACTATTCATGTGCTTGAGCTTCGCGATCCAACGGGCAAGGATGTCCGTGAGCTGGGCTATCCCTATCAGATGAATCAGGATGAGTCAGTTAAGCTGCTGGCACATGTGGTGGCTAAATACATCAGTCAGCTGGGCGGCATTCCTCCCAGCTCGGTTGATGATATGTCCCCATCGGACCTAAATGCTGCTGGTTGGGTAGTTGCCGGTTTTTTCCTTCAGGCCTGACAGCTAAAGAACTGCTAAATCTGTATTTCGACTGCGCCAGTTACTGGCGCATAAATCCTCTGGAAGTCCTGAGCGAGGACTTAAAAAGCCTTCAATTGCTTATTGACCAGGCGAACCGGATAGAACGGGAGCGAAAAGCCAATGGCTGAATTTGAACTGAAGGCGCTAATTACTGGCGTTGACAGGCTTTCACCTGCACTTGGCCGCATGCAAAAGAATCTGCGCCGGTTCCGTAAAGATGCAGAGGAGGCTGGCAGGGGCGGCATGGCTATGGCAGGCGGTCTAGCTGCCGGGCTGACAGGTTCGCTGGTTGCTTTTGCCAAACAGGAAGACGCCGCGACAGGCTTGAAAGTTGCCATGATGGACGCCAGCGGCGCGGTTGGCTCTGATTTCGAAAAAATTAATAAGCTGGCCATCGGCCTGGGTAATAAACTGCCTGGCACTACTGCTGATTTCCAGAACATGATGCAGATGCTTGTCAGGCAGGGTATTCCGGCTCAGAACATCCTGAGCGGTGTTGGTGAGGCTTCCGCTTATCTGGCGGTTCAGCTAAAGAAAACACCTGAAGCGGCGGCAGAATTTGCTGCAAAAATGCAGGATGCTACCGGCACGGCTTCAGAAGATATGATGGGATTATTCGACACGATCCAAAAAGCTTTTTACTTGGGCGTCGATGATACCAACATGCTCTCTTTCTTTTCTAAGACCAGCTCAATTCTGAAAATGGTCAGCAAAGATGGACTCACAGCAGCTCGTGCTTTGGCCCCAATTTCAGTGATGATGGATCAGATGGGGATGGAGGGGGAGGCTTCCGGTAACGCCCTCCGAAAAGTATTCCAGGCTGGCTTTGATGGTAAAAAGATGAAGGCAGCCAACAAGCTGCTAAGTCGAAAAGGTATTCAGTTAGATTTTACCGATGGTAAGGGAGAATTCGGCGGGCTTGATAATCTTTTCAAGCAACTGAATAAGCTTCAGTCATTAACAACCAAACAAAAAACCACCATCATTAAGCAGATATTCGGTGATGACGCTGAAACACTACAGGTACTAAATGCGCTGATTGATAAAGGTAAAACTGGCTATGACCAGATTCAGGAGAAAATGGGAAAGCAGGCGGACCTTAATAAGCGTGTTAATGCTCAGCTAAGCACACTTTCGAATATCTGGGAGTCCTTGACCGGTACAGCGGTCAATGGTCTTGCAGCAATCGGCGGGGCTTTTGCTGGTGATGCTAAAAGGCTGGTGGGCTGGCTGGGTGACATGTCAGAGCGTTTTACTGAGTTTGCTGACAAAAACCCGAAGGTTATTCGTGGTGCATTTGGTATTGCAGCCGGTTTTGTCGGAATGAAGTTGGGGCTGCTGGGAATTAACTTTGCGCTGGGTATTCTGGGTCAAGGACTGAAGCTTTCTCCGATGGGAATATTCCTTAGACTTGCAGCGCTGGGAATCGGCCTTTTGATTTCTGATTGGGATAAGTTCGGTCCTGTTGTCGAGAAAGTCTGGACTAAAATTGATGGCCTGACAGGGGCGCTGGGTGGTATGAACGGAATCATCACCGGAATTGGCGGGGTGATGGCTGGGTCATTCACGCTTCAGGTTATTGGATCGCTCACCACAGCCACAACCAAAGCCAGCGGGCTTCTCGCTGTTCTTACTAAAATAGGAAAGTTGAGCGCTCTGACGGTTTCAATAGCGGTCGCACTCTACATGTTTAAAAAGCTGGAAGAAATCTCTGATGCGACTACCCAGAAAGATGGCACTGAATCATTCTGGGAGTCACTTAAGAAGAGATGGAAGGCTGGCGGCTGGTATAACAATGAGCAGCAGTTAAAGGGTGGTAGTGTTCCGCTAAATCCGCAGAGCATGAGCGGTCCATTAATGCGTGACGATGCAACATCACAAAAGGGAGAGCTTAAAGTTTCTTTTGAAAACGCTCCTCCCGGAATGCGCGTTGAGCCAGTAGATGGCGCTCTTCCGTGGTTTGATCTTGATGTGGGTTATAATCGGTTTTCTAATTCAAATTGAGGAGCAGCCTTCATGCGTTTTTTTCCGCTTTTAATGGCATTATTTTTTGTCAGTGGGGTATCTGCCAGTGAGTGTTACCCTGCTTTTAATGAAAGGGATTTCATTAAGGCAATCGGGAAAAAACCTGAGAAGGTGCAGGTGTTTAAAGATGGCGGCACGCTAAGGCATCAGTATTCATTCCGAAAGGATCAAGCGGATGAAGAGGCGTTCGGTGATAACAACAAGGCTGATTATGAACCTCAAATTTACATTACCGTTTATGAGCCGCCATGCCCTAACAGGATAAGCATTCATTTCTTCGCAAACGAAGATAAGTCGATGAATCAGGTTAACGTTACGCTGGCTGGTAAGGCTTTTGAATATCTGACAGGAACCAGCACTACAATTTTCGGGAATAAGCTGGAGAAGTTTAAGAGTGTCCAGCGATTTGAGTCTAAAGATCAAAAAGCTGATTCTTTATTCGTTAGAACTGGCGACTCCTATTCGATACAGATACACCTGAAATAAACATGACCCGCTCCGGCGGGTTTTTTTACGCCTGGAGAAAGCCATGAGCTGGAAAGATAATCTGCAAGATGCCTCACTGCGGGGCATCGCGTTTAAGGTGGACAGCGATGAGGCAACCTTTGGGCGTCGCGTGCAGGTGCATGAGTACCCCAATCGCGACAAACCGTGGGCGGAAGATTTGGGCCGCGCGACGCGCCGCTTCAGCGTTCAGGCTTATCTGATTGGCGATGATTTCTTTGAGCAGCGTAACCGGCTGATTGAAGCCATTGAAAAGCCGGGATCATGCACGCTGGTTCATCCTTACTACGGCGAGATGACCGTGGTAGTAGATGATGCCGTTCGCGTCAGCCATTCACAGAGCGAAGGACGGATGTGCCGCGTCAGCTTCAGCTTCGTTGAATCCGGTGAATTATCGTTCCCCACCGCTGGACTGGCAACCGGACAGAAACTCACCTCGTCAGTTTCATTCCTGGATGATGCCATTTCATCGGCGTTCGGTGCCTTTGGTATGGATGGCCTGCCGGACTTCCTACAGGACGGTGTGCTGGATGAGGCGACAGGCATGTTCAGTACCGTAACCAGCGCCTTTCAGTATGTTGATTCTGGTATCAGCGCCGCATCACGTCTGATGCAGGGCGATTTATCGGTGCTGCTCAGCCCGCCTTCGAGTGGCATGAGCTTTGTTAACCGGTTGCAGACCATGTGGCGCGCCGGAACGCGGCTGACGGGTAACACTTCGGACCTGATGTCGATGATCAAGGGGCTGACCGGAGTCACGGTTGATTCGGGTCTGGCCCCGCGCGGCGTCTGGAAAACCGACAGTAAGACAGCGCAGGCGCAGACCACGCAGCGCAATTACGTTGCGCAGGCGGTGCGAACCACGGCCATCAGCGAGGCGGCCGCAACGGTCACCAGTCTGCCGCAGCCTGTAAACCGGACTGTCACGCGCCAGCAGGACCCACAGCAGCCGGTCGTGGTATCGCATCCTGCCGTCAGCAACATACGGAGTGAATCAGGCAGTGCGGCTTCAGATACTGAGACCACAGCAACAGGCACCGTTTCCGCATCTTCCGGCGTAACCACCTCTCTTGATAACAGCACCGTCATTTCCTGGGATGATCTCGCGCAGGTACGTGACAGTCTCAATGACGCCATTGACCTTGAGATGGAGCGCGTTTCAGATGACGGACTTTACCAGGCGCTGGTCACCGTGCGCACTGACGTTAACCGCGATATCTCCGCGCGCCTGGAGCAGGTCGAGCGCATGACGGAGCGCACACCTTCTCAGGTTACGCCCGCACTTGTGCTGGCCGCCGACTGGTACGACTCAGCATCCCGCGCCGGTGACATAACCGCGCGTAACGGCATACGCCATCCCGGTTTCGTACCGGTTCAGTCACTGAGGGTGCCGGTACGATGAACAATACTGTAATTCTTCGCGTTAACGGTCAGGAGTGGGGCGGCTGGACATCGGTGAGGATCGCGGCTGGCATTGAGCGTATTGCCCGCGACTTCACCGTTGAGATTACCCGCAGCTGGCCCGGCGATACCGACCAGGCGAACCGAAGCAACCGGATAAAAAACGGCGACCTGGTGGAGGTACTGATAGGCACCGACAAAGTTCTGACTGGCTACATCGAAGCGACACCGGTCCGGTACGACGCCCGCAGCATAAGCGTGGGGATATCAGGGCGCAGCAAAACGGCTGACCTCATCGACTGCTCAGCCACGCCGTCACAATATGCCGGACGCACTCTGGCGCAGGTGGCCGCAGAACTGGCTAAGCCGTTTAGCATCACAGTGGTGGATGCGGGGGGTGCATCCGGTGCGCTTCAGGGCATTCAGGCCGACCAAGGCGAAACGGTCATGGACGTGCTGAACAAGATGCTCGGACTGCAGCAGGCGCTGGCGTATGACAACTCGCAGGGCAATCTGGTTATCGGTGGCATCGGCAGCCAGCAGGCCCATACAGCGCTGGTGCTGGGTGAAAACATTCTTTCCTGCGACACCGAAAAAAGCATTCGGGACCGTTTCAGCGACTATCAGGTTTCCGGGCAGCGTAAGGGTAACGACGACGACTTTGGCGAGGCCACCACTACGGCCATTCGCTCAAAAACCATTGATGGCGGCCTGAAGCGTTATCGTCCGATGATTATCCGCCAGACCGGCAACGCCACCACGGCAACCTGTAGCGCACGCGCAGAATTTGAGATGCGCCAGCGTGCAGCGCGTACCGATGAGGTTACCTACACCGTGCAGGGCTGGCGACAGGGTGACGGCTCACTCTGGCTGCCTAACCTGCAGGTTATTGTCTTCGATCCCATCCTTGGTTTTAACAATCGCCAGATGGTGATCGCTGAGGTGACCTATCAGCAGGATGAAAACGGCACCGTGACCGAAATCCGCGTCGGGCCGCCGGATGCTTATCTTCCTGAACCGGCGAAACCGGGCAAGCGTAAGAAAAAGAAAGAAGAGGATGATTTCTGATGGCTAACCCGATTTCAGGAATGGGCCGTGCGCTGTCAAACCTGCTGGCGCGAGCCGTGGTTCGCGGACTGAATACGGCTACAAAGTGCCAGATGCTTCAGGTTGAAATGGCTGGGGGAGAGGGGAAAAGCGATATAGAACACATGGAGGCTTATGGCTTTACCGCAGCGCCGCTTACCGGTGCAGAGGCCGTGGCCGCCTACTTTGACGGTGACCGATCTCACGGTGTGGTGCTGGTCGTCTCTGACCGTCGCTTCCGCATTAAAGATCTTAAGTCCGGTGAGGTGGCGGTGTATGACGATCAGGGGCAGTCAGTCACGCTGACCCGGGCAGGGATTATCGTCAATGGCGCGGGAAAGCCAATTACTTTTACCAATGCGCCAAAGGCACGATTCGAAATGGATATCGAGTCCACTGGTGAAATTAAAGATAGGTGCGACTCAGGCGGCCTGGCGATGTCAGCAATGCGAGTGACCTACAACGGGCATACGCATGAAGAGAACGGCGATGGCGGCGGTACTACTGACGCGACAACGCAGAAAATGGTGGCTTCATGATTATTGTTATCAACGGCATCCAGCGTGACGTGACGTGGCCGCCTGACCCTCTGACACGCGCGGTGATTATTTCCCTGTTCTCCTGGAGAAAGGCCGAGCCTGACGACAGCCCGGAACAGGATAACGGCTGGTGGGGCGACAGCTTCCCGACCGTTCAGAATGACCGCATTGGCTCCCGCCTCTACCTTCTCAGTCGCACGAAACTCACCAATAAAACGCCACTTAAAGCCCGAGAATATATCAGCCAGGCGCTTCAGTGGCTGGTGGATGACGGCGTGGCGCTTAGGGTAGACGTGAAGGCTGAGCGGACGGGGATTACCACGCTCAGCGCGTCGGTTGTTATCAGCCAGAAAGACGGTAATCGCACGGCATTTTCCTTTGACGATTTATGGAGTGAACTTAATGGCTGACAGTGGATTTACCCGCCCGACACTCCCTCAGTTAATCACCACCGTCCGCAACGATATTCTCACCCGCCTGGCTGCAGACACCACACTGGCCGCATTGCGCCGTACCGATGCAGAAGTTTATGGACGGGTCCAGGCGGCGGCGGTGCATACCGTGTATGGCTACATTGACTATCTGGCGCGCAACCTTCTGCCAGACCTTGCGGATGAGGACTGGCTGACTCGCCACGCCAACATGAAGCGATGCCCGCGAAAAGCGCCTACAGCAGCAACCGGTTATGTGCGCTGGGATGTGCCAACGAGCGGCATCCCTGTTCCTGCCGGTGTCACAATTCAGCGTGACGATCTCGTTTCATTCACCACGACAGCTAAAGCGACCTCGGCGGGTGGCGTTCTGCGCGTGCCGGTTGTCTGCGATACGGCAGGAAAAGCGGGCAACACCGATGATGGACTTGCTATGCGATTGGTCAGCCCGATTACAGGCCTGACCTCAGCTGG